ACGCAAGTAGTGGTACTTATACAGACCTCTCAGGAGCTACTTTTACACAAGTTACTGGTTCTGCATCAATGCAAACATTGGTAATTAATAAAGACACTTCTAAGCGTTATATCAAGATTGTACAAACAATCGGTGGTTCATCACCAACATTCACTTTCAGCATCAACTTGATTGGTGTTAAGAAGTATAGCTAAAAGGTTAGCCCTCAATCGAGGGCTTTTTTTCTTATGGCATTTACTGAAGACTTAGATGTATTCTTGTCGGATTTTGGTCAGGCTGTAATTCGTAATGGAGTTTCGTATAAAGGTATTTTAGAACAGCCAGATGAGATAGTTGCTGATGGTTTGGTAATGACAACTGATTATGAGCTTACTGGTAAAACAAGTGAGTTAGGTTCATTAGTTTTTGATGACATTATTTCTGTTGATGGAGAAAATTACAAGGTAAGACAAGCCAGAAAAATAGATGATGGTAAATTTTGTACAGTATCATTAAATAAAGTATAGACATGGCAAGTAAAAGAGAACAGATATTAGCAGCATTAAAAACTACACTTGCAGGTACAACAGGAGTATCTACAAGAATATATAGATCACGAATAGAACCTATCACGAATGGCGAGTCACCTGCTGTTGTAATAGAACCTATTACAGATGAGCCATCAACTAATAACTCAAGCTACTTAAAAATAGATTGGACATTACGAGTCCGTATTGTTGTTATTATTAGAGGCACTATTCCTGATAGTGTGGGAGATCCAACCGTAGAAAGTTTATTTACTAAGGTTCTTACAGATCCTACCGTTGGCGGTCTTGCAAAAGACATAAGACCAGCTACACAAACTTTTGAGGTATTAGAGGCAGATACACCTGCTGGAATAATTACTTGTGAGTTTGAAATTGATTATCGAACTTCATATAACAGTTTAAGCACATGAATTATAATGGAATCGAACCCTAACAACCCTAAAGGTTTAAGATGGAAAATGAAATTCCAAATGAGGGCGGTACTTACATACTGAACCCTAAAACTGGCAAAGCAAAGCTAGTGCAACAAACTTCACAAGCTGAACCCCCTAAAGAGGTAAAAACAGATGGCACAACTGACAAGAAAGAGAGTAATTCTAATTGAAGCTGAGAGCAGCTATGGAACAGATCCAACTCCAGCAGCAACAGATGTTGTTCTTGTAAGAGATCTGTCAATCACACCACAATCAAGTGATGTAGTAAATAGAGATGTGGTAAGACCTTACTTAGGTGCATCTGAACAGCTACTTGCTAACACAAGAGTTGAGTGTACGTTCAGCGTAGAACTTGCAGGCTCTGGAACTGCCGGAACTGCTCCTCGATATGGAAGTGCGCTTAAAGCGTGTGGTTTCAGCGAAACTGTTAGCTCGGGAACCAGTGTCACTTACGCACCAGTATCAAGTAGTTTTACCTCAGTAACTATTCATTACAACGTAGATGGTGTAAGGCATATCGTTACAGGTTGTAGAGGAACATTTGTTCTTAATGCTGCGGTTGGAGAAATTCCTTCAATCGACTTTTCTTTTACTGGAATCTACAACGCCCCAACTGATACTGCTCTACCAGCCGTTACTTATGGCAATCAAGCAACACCTTTAGTATTTAAAAATGGTAATACTAGCGGTTTTTCATTATTGTCATACTCAGGTGCTTTGATGAACATCACAATGGATGTAGGTAACACATTAGTTTATAGAGAACTTGTTGGTGGTACAAAAGAGGTGTTAATTACAGATAGGGCAGCTAATGGTTCTGTCACTATTGAAGCACCAACACTTGCACAAAAAGATTATTTTACTGCTGCTTTAACAGATTCAAGTCTTGGAAACTTAGCCTTCTTACATGGCACAACAGCAGGTAATAAAGTACAGCTTACAAGTAGTAAGGTGGATATTGGTGATGTAGCTTATGGTGAAGCTGATGGAGTAACAATGTTAGAAATTCCATATAGTCTTGTTCCAAGTGCAGCTAATAATGAGGTCAGCTTAGTCTTTACTTAATAAGTATTGACTACTGAGGTAGAGTAAAGAAGTATATATTTTAATTTATGGCATTTGTAAGAAAAAAGACAAAGGTGTATTCTTGGCCTGTTCAAGTTAAAACACCCTCAGAAACCAACATTGGGGAGTTTGAAATAAGCGAGTTTATTGGTAAATTTAGACGTTTATCTAGAACTGAATTAAATAATTTTAATGAAGATAGCGAGTATAAAGCTTTGGAAAAAGTTTTAGTTGGTTGGGAGGATCTTAAGGAGGAAGATGGCACACCAATTCAATTTTCAAAAACAGAATTAAAAAATTTTGCAGAGGATACTGATTTTGTATCTGGTGTCTTAGATGCTTTTAAAGCTTTTTATAGCAATGCTCAAGTGGGAAACTAATTGATGCTGCTTTATATTGGGCTTCGGGTGGCAAACAAGTTATAGATGAAACACAAAAAGACGCTGCTGCGTTTGGTGTCGAGATCGAGAAGCAACCAGAAATAAAAAATGAGTTTGAGGTGTTTGATGAGAATTGGGAGATTGTTAATATGTTTTTAAGATGTCAAACACAATGGAATATGTCCTTTGGAGGTATAGTAGGATTAAAATATGAAATATTATTACTTGATGGAGGACTGTTTGACCTCTATCATGTAGATAACCGTCAGGAGATGCTAGAGGGCTTACAAATTATGGAATCTGTTGCTCTGAGAGAAATTAATAAGGAGAAGAAGTAGTGGCTCAAGTACATCCAGTTACCCTTAAATTACAACTAGAAGGTTTTGCTGGAATAAAAGGTATAGACTCAGATTTTAAAAAATTTACTTCAACAGTAGCAGCTTCAAAGCCAAAACTTGACAGGTTTATAAAAGGAATAACAGCAGTACATGGAAATACTAAGTTAAGTAAAAATGCGTTTGAAGGACAGATAAGTGCATTAACAAAGTTAAAAAATAATGTTGGTATTGGCACTGTTGCATACAAAAGGCTTGGAGAAGAAATAACTAAAGTAAAAGCCAAGATGGAAGCTGCTACGGCAGCAGCAGCACCTCAAGGAGGTATGTTTGCAAGGCTTAACCAACGATTTAAAAAGATACCAGTTGGAGGAAGAGCAGCACTTGGAGCATTAGCTGGAACAGCAACCGCAGGGCTTGGAACGACAGGTCAACTTGCATTTGCTGGTGGTGCTGTAGGTGGCCCGGTTGGTGCTGCTATTGGTGCTGGGATAGGAGCTACAGTTGATACTGTTAAAGCTGCTGGTGCTGCTGCAAAATATGCTGCTCAAATTGGTCGTTTAGAAATTGCTTTAAAAGGTGTTACAAAAACATCAGGAGAGTTTTCTAAAGCGCAAGGAATAATTGCAAGTGTTTCTAACGAATTAAATGTTCCTATCGGTGCATCAACTAAACAATTTACTACATTATCTGCATCTGTTATTGGTGCTGGCGGTAATGTAGATGATGCTGAAAAAGTATTTAGAGGTGTATCAGAAGCTATTAAAGCTACTGGTGGAGATGCTGAAGACGTACAATCTGCGATTCGAGCTATGTCGCAGATTTTTGGTAAAGGTAAGGTTTCTGCGGAAGAATTACAAGGGCAGTTAGGCGAAAGATTACCGGGTGCGGTTGTTAAGTTTGCAGAAGCTACAGGAAGAACACTACCAGAGCTACAAAAAGATTTAAGAGATGGAACTGTTGGTCTTAATGATGTTATGAAATTTGTAGCTAAATTAAGTACAGATCACGCTGAAGCTGCAAAATTAATGGCAGATAGTGGTATGGATGCAGGGCAAAGATTGACTGTTGCAATGCAAAGACTACAGTTACATCTTGGAAGAATTATGCAACCAATAGGAGCTTTTTTCCAAAAAACAATGGCAACAATAATAAATTCTATAAATAGAGCAATAGAAGCAGTTGGAAGGTTTTTTAATATTGGCACAGAAAACCAAAGAAAAAATTTAGAAAATAGAGTTAAAGAAACAAGTGATGCTTATACTCTTGCTCTTAGGGAAGGATTAGATAAAAGCACTAATAATAGAGATAAAAATAGATTTAACAAAATTAAAGCTGCT